TGTTTCTTCGAAAATAAATAGCTTTATCACCCCAATCGGTCGAAATGGCAAATTGCGTGATCCAAGCGGTCGAACTATTTCCAAGGTTGTTGGATGTGTTAAAGGTTATTATGATCCAATAGCCCTCAAACGGAAGATTTAAACCTGTTTTGCCTGTTTTGTAGATTCCACTCGCCAACATGTAATTAACATTAGCGTGATATTGATATCTCGATTGAAAAGCAGCGCAAAAGCTATTTTCGCTACCACTTGCTATAAGGTGACTGGAGGCCTCGCTATTTAACTGAGCAACCGCATTCTCTGCCGCCACCAGCCTTTTATCCAGCGCCGCGCCCTGCGTTCCCGCCAGAACGGTGGAGGCATCCGTTGCCAGAAGGTTATTTACAATCTTATTTTTGTTGATAAGCTCATTCATTACCTTGTTGGCAATCGCGTCAATCAGCGCCTGCGCGGTACTTTCCCCCAAGGCACTCACTACCAAACCGTATGTATCGGTGGCCTTGACTTTCGCAGCCGTTCCGTCAAAATCGCCCAAACCCTGAGCAATCTTTTTTGCTTCCGCTGCCGATGCTGCCGCTTGTGTCTTTGAATTATCCGCTGCCGCTGCGCTACTTGCCGCCGCTTTCTTCGAGGTATCCGCTGCTGTTGCACTTCCGGCCGCCTCACTCGCTTTGCTTGTGGCAGTTTCGATTGCCGACTGGATATCATCAACCGCTTTCTGTGCATTCTGCGATGCGCTGGAAGCATCCTTGGACGCCTGATTAACATTCTGCACCGTATCGTTCACAGTTCCTTGTATCTTCTCAAATGCCGCCACATTTGCCGCCCTGACATCCTTGCCGTAAGCCGCATCTTTCCAGGCTTTAATCTCTCCGCTTAAATCAATGTTATTAACCGCCATCTTTAGCCCTCCAATCCATCTACAAGCTCCTGTGCGTAGGATGTTACCGCAGCCACACTCTTAAGGACTGCCTTATCCACGATGATGCGATCCAAACGGATATTGTCCTTTACAATCACGCCATCATCATTGATCTCGCTGTAAACGATGCTTGCTCTTGTCCCAACTGCCGTATCAAAAATTGTAATTGCTGTTACTTTTTTCATTTCGTCAATCCCTCCATGTATTCCTGATAGTATCTTGCACCATCTTTACCATATGTCTCTTTTTCTTTCTTTTCTCTCCGGTGAAATGCGTCCATTCGCTCCTGCTCAAGCCCTGCCTGTTTTGCTTTAATCTCCCAACCAAACAAACCTCCAGCCGGACCTTTAACCACAAAATAATCAGAAGCCCTTTCCGTGACATAAAACGGAGCATCTGAATAACCTTGAACGAACACCTGGTATTCTCCGAAGATGGTTTGCACAAACACCGGATCGATCCAAATGTAGCACAAACCATCGTCTCCAATCTGACCACTTCCAATATCACCAAACATTGGAGAAGCCATCTCATAAGCAGATAGGCTGATGTTTCCGTAATCAGGGGTTTGTACTGTTCTGTGTTTCTTTCCAGTAACATTTAAATCACCTCCAAAGGTACCATCGCCTTTTGTATATATTTCGTCTGAGTTAACATGGGCAGCTGTTTCGCCGTTCTCAGAAATATAAAATTCAGTGGGATCCTGCTCACTATAGTTTCCATTTAAATCTTCCCCGAGCCCTTCAAATGCATACATTGATATCTCTGTAATCTGTACGCTGTAATCTTTCTTATTATCCATAACTCGAATTGCAGTCCATCTATCAATCGCATCATAAGCTATGTTAAAATCAGTCGTTACCATATTTCCGAACACCTTAAGGCTTTGATTATCAAGGAGACAAACAGTTTCGCCAGTTGAATCAAGTACATTCATAATACCATTCGCATCGTCCTTGCCTCCAAGAGTCAGCGTCCCGCCCTTAATCCGGTCCGCATACATTGTTCCAGATGTAATAAAATCCGCAATCAGATTTCCGTCGATGGTCCAGGCATTCCGATATACTCCATTGTATCCGCTGGTGGAAAATCCAATGCCGTTCTTATTGAGCCGGATCACGTTCTTGGCATTGGCTTTCGTCGGCGCGTCCAAAATTAGAATTTCCTCTGGCTGACCGTTCTCTGAGCGTCCAATTACCACATAACCGCCGAGCCCACCGCTGATGAGCTGCGTTGCATTATTAATCTTCTGGTCGATGCCTTTTGTCGCCGCCTGTCCCACCTGCTCCACTTTCGCAGATAATTCCTTTTGGGATTTCGCCATGCTGCCAGATAACGTAGCAATCGTGCCGCCCAGAGAAACTGTGTCTTTTCCTGGCTCCTGCAGGTTTCGCGTACGTTCTTCCAGGATATACATAACATCCACACCGTGAGGACGGGATATAACCTTTGTCCAGTACCCAGTTTTCAAACGCTTGATATCGACATTCACGTTCGCCAGATCCACCGCCGTCAGCTTTAAAACATCACTCAAATAGATGGACTGCTCCAGATACGCCCGCGCCTTTTTGATGAGGTTTTCCGGCAGTGTGACATCCTCCCATTTGTGCTGACGGAAGATCCAGCCGTACCGCTGCACCGCATCCTCATCGTAAATAAAATCTTTGCCGCCATTCACGGATGTAATATCGACTGTTTTGGTGGTACTCTCTCCGCTGGAGGAGGTATCTTCCAGGTCTGCGCCGGTCGGAATCAGCGCAGTAAAAAGCTCCGTGGCATCCTGCGTCTTGCTGTAATCTGCCAGATTGACGCCGTACCGGATAACCTGATCGTTTGTCCCGCCGCCATCCGTCAGATAGTCCAGATAGCGCTTTCCAGCTTCGCACCGGGTCCTGAGATATCCGCCGTGGGTCTTTACCAGCTTATCCCGCAGGCAGTCCAGAGAGCACGAATAATCAGAGTTGCTACGGTTAATATAGTTGTTGCTATCTACCACATTGACGCGCCCCAGAAGATACTGTTTACGTGCCTCTACCTGTTCATTGTGAACCTTCAACACCTGAGTCATAAACTCCACAATACTACCCTGGAACTCAAATGGCCGGATGATGCTGTCGCAGAGGTATGCGAGATCTGATTCGCAAGTGATTTGATGTGTCCGGTTAAACTCTTCTTCGGTCGTCATGCTCCGCCCTCGGAAGACCTCCATTCCGTCCTCATAAACAAATAATTCGGAAGACAGCGGCAGAATCTTGTCATAATACGGATGCTTCGGCGTAATCTTAAATTTAAGATACCCCGGAGAGTTGCCGGCATATTCTTTCAGCGTTGGATTCTCCAGCCGGAGAACCTGGTTCAAAAGCGGATATTCCTTTCCATCCGTAACCACTGTAACTTTATACATCTACAGTACACCTCCTCTGAAATCAATCGACACGGTGCCGGTGCCAGTAAATTTCATAACGTTTGTTCCGGATCCCAGGATGATGTCATAGTTTTTATTGACTCCTTCTGTCAGCTCAAACGTCTTACCGCCTACCTCTACCGTCATGGCCGCACTGCAGGTGATCTCCGGAACTATCGGCATATCAGATCCGGTCACATCAACCGACAGGGAACCGGAGATTGATATGCCACTATATCCTCTGACTATGCCGTTCTCGAATGAAAACGGATCCCACAGCCAATTTTCCGCCGCTGTGTACCGTTCCATTTTAAATGGCTGCACATCGCCAGTAATCACAAAATCCGCCAGCACATCATTGCTTTTTGTCGTCTGCAATGAAAAACGCCCCTCATAGTAATAGTTCGGATCGTCTGGCAGAACGCACTTGATAACCTTTCCGTGCAACGTCTTGGCGATTTTACTGCTTAAATCATGCCATTCCGTGTAATCGTCAAACAGGGAAAAATTCAAGGTCAGCGTTCGGTTTTTATAACAAATCTGACCGTTTACCTCAGACAGATCCAGGAGCCCGTTCGCTCCTGGAATATCTACCTGATCCGTCTTAGCTTCGGGGAAGGAAATATTTATCGATTCCAATTTCAGCCCCCAGTCTGTAAAGGTTTTTATATCTGCCATCTGCACATCTGGATAAATCATCGTTCACTCTCCTTCCGCGCTCGTTCAATCTCGGTATCCACTGTAGGCGCTACAAGTGTGCCTACTTTTTCTCCATCCATTGTCACATCTCCGGTTATGCTGCCTTTTTCGAGGACAACCACTGTGCTTCCTTGTCCGCCGCCCGGCGTTGATTCCCTGCTACCACAGTTCCGGATCTCTGTAATGCAATTCCCTGCATACTCTCCACCGCCCTCTGAGCAGAGCCAGCCGACGTTTTTTCCAGATTTGGTGTTTCTGCCACGATGCCGCTCTCAAATCCGGCGATCATGTTCTTACCGATAACGTCCCGCATCAGCTTCGATGGGGAATGAATACCAAGGAAATCCTTTGCCGCGTCAAACGCTTTCTTCGCTGCATTCTTCGCCGCCTCTGCCAGCTTTCCAACCGAACCCGTGATTCCGGCTGTAATGCCTGTGATGATATTCTTTCCGATATTGCCCCACGACTGCCCTGTGAATCCCTTGACGATGCTCTGAGCGCCATTTTTCGCAAGACCTAAGAGTTTGGACGGCAGCGATGTGAGAGCACTCACAATGCCACTCAGGATGCTGGTAGCCGCTCCTTTAATCGCTCCGAGCATCCCTTTTAGGCCACTTGAAATTCCTTCACCTGCCTTTTTGGCAATTTCAAGAAGCTTTTGCGGTAAACTCTGTATTGCTCCAACAATTGCTTTAACTATCTCTACGGCAGCTGAGGCAATCGCACCTACCATTGATATAATGCCATTTCTCAGCAACGTAATAATATATATTCCAGAATTAACCCAGTTAAATGCCTGCAAGGTACTTACGATCGCCTGGATAATTTGCGGCAAGGCTGCAATAAGATCCGGAATTGCCTGAATCAGTCCTTTTCCAAGAACCACTATCAACTGTACACCGGCCATTAACAGCTTTGGTGCGTTGTCATTGATGATTCCGGCAATGTTTATGATGATCTGCGGAACATACTGAAGCATCGCGGGCAACCCGTCCATCAGCCCCTGTGCCAGCTTTAATATCAAATCAATGCCGCCATCAACCAGTTTTCCGGCGTTGGAACGTAAGTTTTCGGTAAAGCCCTCTACCAGCGGAAGCCCCTGTTCGATAATCGATGGAAGATTCTCAGCAAATGCACTCGCCATCTGACCGGCAGCGTCGATCATTCCCATGACGCCGCCTGTTTTGAAGCCTTCTGTCAGGTTTGATACTGCATCAATGCCAAGCTTTGTCATATCCGTCAGCGGACCTTTGACAGACTCATAAATCTCCAATGCAAGGCTTTCTGCTGTTGAGCCTAGGATTGTAAGCTGACCGCCCAGATTATTCTGCATGGTTTCTGCCATATTAGCGGCAGCACCGCTACAGTTATTGATAGAATCTGTCAGTTTTTGATAATCCCCGTCCGATGCGTTGACAATCGCCAGAAGACCAG